ACACTTAGGTCCATATCCAGGAAGTGTAAGACCAAATTTTGCTTGAGATAGTCTTTCAAGATATTGTTCTTTAGTATATTTGTATGAACCCGGAGAACCTTGACTCATATAAAAGTCTTCTATACCAATGCTCCAATCATAATTATTTCTACCTGCTGCTTGAATTTGATTTTCAACCTTTCCCATAAAAATTGAAGTGATGCTTCTATCATCATAAGAAGGTAAATCGGATTTAGAAATTTTATCTAATCGTCTAGGACTTCTTGCAAAAAATGTCCAGGGTTTGCATTGTGGATGGTCTGGAACTACGTTACCAAATAAACCCACTCTAAAGGGAGGGACTTGTTTCCATGGTTCATCAACTCTTGGCCAATGCCAGAGCAAAAATGTTTTTTCTTTATCTGCCCAATGAACATGTCCTTCAACATATTCCGTTTCAATAAATCCCATTTCTTCCCAAATGTCTACCATTTCTAGAAAGACATCATGATGTTGGGGGAGATTACACCTATAAATTTTAAGCATTTTTTTAAACTCTTTTTGATTTATCCAAAATAATCTTTATCAGAAATTCCTTTATCATCAATATAATAATCAGCACTTGGTTTTCCCAGCATAAGTTGATGAAACTTACATCCCCACTTATTAAGTTGATCTAAGGTTATATCATACCACATTTCGTAAGCGGCAGAAACATCTCCATCACAGGTAAGCATTCCTCTGGCAGTAAGGTAGACAATGTAGTTACCTTCATCATACAATTGATTAATCTTTTCAATTCGATCCACGTATGGAGTAGTTTCTGCATATTCATCCAATCCAACCTGAGCACAGATCGTTCCATCAATGTCAAAACAGTATCTTTTCATATTTTTATAAAGGATCCAGAATCATTAATGTTGAGTTTTTCTATTTTATCGATAAGAGCAATTGATGCTTCAGTCGAATCGCGGAGACTATTATTTTCATAGAGATCAAAAAACTTTTTCATGTCAGGGTAATCTTCAATAGAAGAATTTCTAATTTGACTTTGCATTTTAGTATCTATAGCCCCAGGAGATACTGAAACAAATATTTTATTTACAATTTCTTTTGCATATACTCTAAACATTGCATCGGAAAAAGATTTAGTAGAACAATATTCCAACCACCCAGTATATGGTTTAGATGCCGCCCCACTACTAATATAAACAAATTTATTGCAGTTAGAATTTTTAAGAAAGAAATCTATAATAACTTTATTTGCAAGACAATTAATATAAAAAGAATTAGAAAGATTTGATATTGAAACATCAGTGCAATTATTAATTGTTCCCAAAGTTCCAGCATTCATAATACACACATTAACATCCTCAAGAACAGAAGAATATTTTGTTAACACATGTTCAAGATAATTTACATCCAGCAAATCATCAATCACAATTTGTTCTATTGAATCGGAATCAAATCTAGACCTGTTCAGAACTACAATTTTATTTGACAACCTCTCAAGTTCTTGTTGGATACTATTGCCAAATCCTGATGTCGTTCCAGTAATAAAAAATTTCATTATATCAAAGCCTCCTTAGAGTAATTGTCTTTATCCATTCCTTTGATTGCTTTTGCCTTCTCATAAAAAGCACTAGGTGTAAGACCTAGACGCATCGCTTGAAGAGCATAATAATCTGTAATAGAAAAGTGAGATGAAATTATACCATAAGAATTTGGTTTCATCTGAAGAATGTTGCGATACTTTTCTAAGTGATCAAAAATCTTAGGACATTCTAAAGTAGAAATAACATGCTCAAGTTTTAGATTACCGTCACCCTTACCCATTCCTGCTAAAGATAAATCAGTAGATCCAAAACCACATTTAAGCAAATTCCTATAGTTGAAATATGCTTTACCTGAATGATCATGTAAATGAAATCCTGGTGTAACTCCATAAGAGTTTATCAATTCTGCCATATTAGAATACTTTTCATATTCTTCCTCAAGATCAAGAGTTCCATGAGTGTCTGCAAAGTAAATAAAATCGGCACCAGAATTAGAAGCAAGTTTTACACACCTCTCCAAATCCTTCATCGTGTAGTTTGTAATATTAAAAAAATTCATGCTCAGTTTTGAACCGGTTCTTTTCTTAATACTCTCTCCTAACTTAACTGCTCTATCAATATCCTCAGATCTAGAACAAACTCTGACCAAACCCATACCAAAATCTTTATTTGGATATTCCTTAATGTCATGTTTGCAGTAATGACAGTCAACCATAATAGAAAATCTATTAAAGTTATCCAATTTTAATCTTTCAGAGATATCCCTAAGATGTTTTTCATTAAGATCGTAAAATTTATTAGTAGATTTTGCAGTCTGTTTCCAATAACCAAGTTCTATAAAATTAATTGTAGGAGACTCAATAATTGTTTTGATATGAGAATCAACAAAGTCATCAGTCCAATCAAACTTGACCTGATGACCACCATCTCTCAAAGTTACGTCAATAAAGTTCATTTTAAACTACGTCCAAATCTAATTTTATCATACTATTAGCAACATATCTAGCCAATTGTAAATCATCGGGATAATCAATTTCAATTGATTTCACAGAATCAAGTTCATAATTAAATATTCTTCCAGGAAGTCTTTTTCTTTCTTCCAATATTTTTGCCTTAGTAGAAATAAAAAATGCACCCAAAGACATAAAAACTGGTGGTATATCTTGTGTTCTTTGAACACAAGAAGAATCATAATTAATCGGAATTATTTTTTCGTTTTCTCCCATAAAAACAAAATCTTGAATACGTTTAACAGATTGAACAGAATCATATCCTTCACTCAAATATTTTGATGCTTTTTCTATAGTCAATAAATCAATGAAAGGAGAAGTAACATGAAATAAACATATAACTTCAGAGGAAGAAATAGAACTATTCTCACAAAACTCAATTAACATGTCTTCAACAGGAGAACCAATCTTATCAGAATTTTTTTCCCATTCAATATGTTTTTCACTTCTTCTTATCCCGTAAACATTATCCATTAAAGAAATTTTATCAAGGACTTTATCTGAGTCAGTATTAATGTATAGTTCATAATTTTCATTAATCAAACGACTGACTGTCCACTGCCATAATGGAATATCAGAAGAAATATTTTGAAAATTTTTATTTTTTACTCTTGAAGAATTTTCTTTAACTATGGTAAAAAGTTTCATTTAGTTTAGATAGTAGGAACCAAATTCAAATAAAATTTTCTATCTCTCGAAGGATCCAGTTCAACAAAGAATAAAGATTTCCAATCCCCAGTAAGTAGTTTACCTTCACTAAAAGGAATCATTTGAGAACTATCAAAAAATAAAGATCTTATGTGAGAATGTCCATTAATTCTTTCGTCAACTGGAGTATCATTTCTCAAAGAAATGATATCATGAAGATATTTAATATTTTTATGGTCTCCTTCAGGTTCTTTATGTTGAGGAGCAACTTTATCAAGAAAAAATCTAACATCAACTAAATGAAGTAATTCATCCTCCAAAGTTGTTATACAAGCTGTTGTATGAGGAGTGAAGATATGTGCTAATCCCTCACCTTCAGAAGGAAGATTTTCATTAATTAACTGAGTGATGTTAGTAAACATTTTATCAGTATTGATTTCAAAAGTTTTCATTGATTTATTCGGGATAAAATTTTACATTAGAAAGATCTCTTGAAATTTTATATTCTTGAGAATGATTATGAGTACTGTTTAAATCAACATTTAGTTTTTCAAAGTAATGTTCTTTAGATTTTTGAAAAAAGTCAAAACAAAAGCAACTAATAGTTTCAAACATTTCAGAGGCAGCTAGAATAGCAATTATTCCTGTGGATAGGTGTGTTCCTTGATAATCAAAAATACCACCATCACTAATATCAGAGAGTGCATATACTTCATTATCACTCAATCTAGATTTAATTCCACTCTTATAAGAATTAGCATTTGGTTGTAAGATTATTACTTCACCATCATAAATTAACTCATCAATCGTTAGATTAGACCATGATGGAAAACACTTACGATAATGACTATCTTTTGAAACAGATTCAAAATCATGTATCAATCTAGCTAAATGAATACATATTACTCTAATATCTGTCCTCCTACCTACATTTTTTTCATATCCATCAATCAGTGACCAATTACATCTAATTATAACATCATGACTATCGATAAGACTACCATATTCATGATTCATCAAATCACCAGAATTACTTACTACAGCGCACGTTTTACCCTTCACAAGTTCTGTTAAATTTTTCATCGTTCTTTGTACCACTCATAAGTTGTTTTAATTCCATCTTTGAGAGAAATTTTTGGTTTCCACCCAAAAGATTTGATCTTATCTACATTAAGAACTTTTCTTGGTGTTCCATTCGGTTTAGATGTATCCCATGTTGTTTGACCAGGATGTCCAACTACATCGGATACAATACCAGCAAGTTCTTTGATAGTAATATCTTCTCCTGTTCCAACATTAATTGGTTCTGAAGAATCATAATCTTTCATACAAGTATAACATGCTTCGGCAAGATCATCAACATGAAGAAACTCTCTCCGTGCCGATCCATCTCCCCAAAGATTTACATCTGGCCACCAAGGACCACCCATATCAATAGTATATCCATCGGTCTTTGCATAATGATATTTTGCAATCATCGCAGGAAGAACATGAGATGACTCTAAATCAAAATTATCATTAGGACCATACAGGTTAGTAGGCATCAAAGAGATTGCATTAAATCCATACTGCTTACGATATGCCTGACACATCTTGATTCCAGCAATCTTTGCAATTGCATAGGCATCATTCGTGGGTTCAAGAGGACCTGTCATCAAGTATTCTTCTTTGATTGGTTGCTCACACATCTTTGGATAGATGCAAGAAGAACCTAAGAAAAGAAGTTTCTTAACACCAAACTTTCTTGCTGCCTCAATAATATTTGATTGGATCATCAAATTATCATAAATGAAATGTGCTGGATAATCACTATTAGCACCAATTCCACCTACCTTCGCAGCAGCAAGATAAACATATTCTGGTTCGTTTATTCTAAAAAAAGTTTCAACGTCTTCCTGACGACGCAAATCCCAATGAGAAGATGGTGAAGAAAGAATATTAGTATACCCTTTCCAATGGAGCATACGAACAATTGCTGATCCCACCAGTCCAGTATTGCCAGCAACATAAACTCGACTCTCACTGTTCATGATTACACATTTCCTCAACTAATTCTTTAAATGAAGTCTTAGGTGTCCAACCCAATTCTTCTTTTGCCTTTGTGGCATCACCCAATAAAGTTTCAACTTCAGCAGGTCGAAAATATTTAGAGTCAACAGCAACAATAATTTTTTTAGTGTTTCTATCTAAAGCAACTTCATCCAGACCACTACGATGCCACTCTAAATCAAATCCAAAATAAGGTGCTGCTTCTTCAACAAACTGACGAACAGAATATTGTTTTCCCGTGGCAATAACATAATCATCAGGTTTATTTTGCTGAAGCATCAACCACATAGCCTCAACATAATCTCTGGCATGTCCCCAATCACGAAGTGCATCAAGATTACCAAGATACAAACATTCTTGTTTACCCTCAGAAATTGCTTTGAATGCTCTTGTAATCTTACGGGTCACAAATGTTTCACCACGTCTTGGAGATTCATGATTAAAAAGAATACCACTACATACATACATTCCATATGACTCACGATAGTTCTTTACGATCCAATATCCATACAGTTTTGCCACACCATATGGAGAACGTGGATAGAAAGGTGTTGTTTCTGTTTGAGGAATCTCTTGCACCTTACCATACAGTTCACTAGTAGATGCTTGATAGATACGAACCTTATCTTCCATACCCAGAAGACGAACTGCCTCAAGGACTCTTAGAGTACCCAATCCATCAGTCTGTCCCGTATATTCAGGCATCTCAAAAGATACCTTCACATGACTCTGAGCACCAAGATTATAAATTTCATCCGGTTGAACTTGCTGAATGACTCTCACAAGATTTGTAGAATCCGTCAAGTCACCATAATGAAGATTTAATTGTGGATAGATGTGATCAATACGATGAGTATTAATCAAAGATGCACGACGAACAATACCATGAACTTCATATCCCTTTTCTAATAGAAGTTCTGCAAGATATGAACCATCCTGCCCTGTGATGCCCGTAATTAAAGCAATTTTCATATACAGTTCTATAACTTTAATATTATACTAAAAAAGCAGGGTTTATGCAACCCTGCTTCATACGGTCTTTCATGCACGCCACTTGCTCTTTGACCTGAAGCAAGAAACAGGGCGGGAGTATAAAACCCCATCCGCACCAACTGCCCTTGAGAGAGGCAGTAAACTCTAAGGAGGTCTAATGACTCCACCAGGGTAAGTTTAAAGTCATTCCAAGACTCGGGAATGAAGGGGATACTTCAACCGACCAGGGCTAGTTTAACGACTTACCGAGTCTTTAACATAACAAGGACCACCATCAGGATCTAACCAAACAGTATATGAATGGTCTTCCATTGCAGTCATTAACTGCATTTCATTATCACAAAGATAAATGTCTTTGTAACGACCCGTGTATGAATCTACTTTTTGAATACGGCAATCTGGTTTGCCATTGATTTCCAGATTACCGACTTGCACATAACGATAAGGAAAACGTTCCAAAAGAATGGAAGGTTTTTTCACAACTTTCATCAAGCAACCTCAACAGTTTCAAGATCTTGATAGACATACTCCATAAGCATTTCGTAATCATCAAGAGGATCACCGGAGAATACTACTCCTTCTGACTCATAATATCGACGGACTTTCTTGTAAAGTTTCGGACTCTTTACGTCAAGAAAAAAATCTCCATTAGATGCAGCACGCAGTGTGCCAATATCTTTGGTCTTAAATTTTTCAGTCAGTGCCATTGTTGTTTTTGGTTTACCCAGTTATTATAAGGTGTCGTGACTATGTAGTCAAGTATGCCAGTTAATACTGGCAAGTCCGAGTACTCAGATTTGAACTGAGATTATTCCGCTTCCCAAAAGCGGTGCCATGACCAAGTTAGGCGATACTCGGTTGCGTTGAGTGGTCTCAACAGAAGTAATTATACTACTTCTTGTGCCCTTTGTCAAACGGTGCCCAGTGCTGCCAACCATACTTATGAACTGCCCACATTCCAAGGATAGGAACAAATACTAAGCACCAAGACATAAACCCCAATGCTACAGGGTTTTGCATTATATGTCTAATGAAGATAAGCATTCTGAACTCCCCAAGTAATAAAAAATCCCATTGCCGTAAAAAGTAGTAGTGATTTTAGTATCATTTGTCTTTCCAAGTTTTCCAAGGATCTGAATTATGCAAACAAGATTGTGGATGCATCCAATCTTCCTTATGTGAATGTGATTGCAATTCTAATTCCAACCTTTCATTTTCAATCTCAAGCATAAAGATTTTATCTTTAAGTTTTTCAATTTCTATCTTTAAATTCTTCATAGTATTTTCGAAAATAAACATCGACTTTTCTAAGATCATCTAAATGAATATCACAGACATAATTATGCTCATCACACCATTCCAATGCAAGATAATGAAAATCTTCATCCCCTATAACTCTCTGAATCCCATAAGAACGGACAAAAGATGACATTATAAAATTCCAGCATTGATGACTAGTGTGCTGTTCCATTGCCATCATAGTCGTCGGAATCGTAGTAGTCATTTTCACCTTTATAAAAACCAAAAAATAATGTACTTAGGACAAAGGGAATTGCAATGTATAAGAGTGCTTTACCTAACATGATGCCCTCCAAACATATATCTCATACCATTCAAAACCTTGGACGCGAAAGCACCAAGACGGCGAGAGTTAAATCTCTCATACAAAGCACTACTGATAACAGGAGCGGGTATCCCAAGATCCACAGCAGCATGGACAGTCCAACGACCCTCCCCAGAATCACTGACCCCCCCATCGAACTTATCGAGGTGGTGATCGCTGCGTAGAACATCAGCGGTAAGATCAAGTAACCAACTACCAACCACAGAACCACGACGCCATAACTCAGCAACCTCAGAAACGTCAATGTCGTAGCAATAATCGGCAGGGTTTTCCATTGGTGCAACTTCGGCATCTCCTGCTTTGACATACTTGGCACCCATATTTGCATTTTCTAAAATATTAAATCCCTCTGCATATGCCTGCATTACACCATACTCAATACCATTATGTACCATCTTCACAAAGTGTCCGGCACCTGGTGGCCCACAATGCAACCAACCATGCTCTGCAGAGGTTTCATAACTCAATGGATTAGTGCGACGGGCAGATCCAATGCCTGGCGCAAGGGCTCTGAAGATAGGAGAGCAGACGGATACTGCAGTATTTGCACCACCAACCATAAGACAGTATCCACGCTCCAAACCGTAAACACCACCAGAAGTACCACAGTCAATATATTGGATGCCCAACTTAGCAAGCCTTTCTGCCCTCCTGCGAGAATCCTTAAAATTGGAATTGCCATGATCAATAATAATATCACCCTCCACACAAAATTGTAATAACTCATTAATCGTATCTCCTACTGTTTCTGCCGGTACAACCATCATAAAAATACCAGGTGCTCTTTTATCACTTGGTGTAGATCTTATTACTTGAACAAGGCTTTCGATAGAAGTGGTATATCCACTGATATAACCCTTCTCATATTGTTCTTCAGCCTTCTTATGATTTTTACGATACCCATGAACTTCGATACCTGCTTTTATCATTCGACGGGACATTCCTTCTCCCATCCGACCTAATCCGATAAGTCCTACTTTCATTAGTCTCCTCTATTTCTTTCTGATATTATATAACCAAGAAAAATTCCACTCATCCATGCAATATAAAGATAAAGAACACTGGATACAAAATTGAAAAATTCACTCCATTCCATCTTCCTCATCCTCATATAATGGACAAGGCTCCTCAAACAAATACTTCATTTTTAATTCCTGCACTTTTTCCTGTAACTTTTGGTAATCTTCTTCGGTCATCTACCTCTAAAGTGTAATTTTTAACCAAGGAAATAATGGGTCAATTACTCCGATAAGTCGAAGTAGACCTTCAGCAAAAAGTGCAAGAACAACCCAACCAACACACATACTGATAATTCCAGCATTACGATTATGTTTTCGTATGGCATCATCAATCATCTCCTGCACTTCACTACGACTTACATAATCATCATCATACGGACTCATCATTCTGCTTCTCCAATTCATCTCCAAGAATTTTTGATAGGGGATCACTTCCTCCCCTGACAATTGCACAAGCTCGTGTATAAAACATATTGTTTGTATTTCCAGATTCTTCGAAGGTCTTTTTGACTTTCACCCAGTTGTTATAGGTGTGCTCGTCCATAAGATTTTATTTGAAATACTTACTAGCTATACTAGTCAGTATTTTAAAAGTGTCAACTTTGTGTTGAATTACACAAAGTGTTGAAGAAATTATAAAGTTTTTTAAACGGAGAGTGAGAGAATCGAACTCTCAAGGGCTTTAACACCTCGACGCTTTTCAAGAGCGGTTCCGTCACCTATCGGATTGACTCTCCTTGTTTATCGAACCTCAAAGTCCAATTTACGAACTTTGCGTTGTCGTCTTTGTTCTTGCCACTCAATATCTTGCTGTGACAAGACTCCTTTTTTATTTTTGGATTGATAGGAGTTTAGCATAACAATATTCGACAAGTCAAGTGCGGAAATTTTATCTCCACGTATCGTTGCCATATTTGGACAACCACAAGAAACTGTTTTATTATGATGCCCCTCCAACTCCCTACCACAGGAGCGGCATCTAATCTTTATATTATCCATTGTATTGTTCTAAACTTCTTCAGTTTTTCAGTTATTTATGTAATATGTATTCCACAGTAGTAGCAACATCATTCATTGCATCTCTCAAATCAGGTTGCTGACCAGAATGACACTCGGAGGAAGTGGGAGAACCTTTTGATGTTTCTTCATAAAGAGTCCATCTCCACTGACCCATACTTTTAGAATACCACAGATTAATCTTCATTTGAATTTTCCCGACCAATCAACTTATATATCTTCTGCATTTCAGAAGACATCTGCATATTTTCTTTTTCTAACTGCTCTATACGATACTCTAAATTCTGTATGATATCATAAAGATTAGTAAAAGTTTCTTTTTTAGTTTTCTTTTTCATTAATCATAAACTCCAACATAACTCTTACACAACTTTTTATTCTTTTTACAAAACTGAAAAACATAAGAATCAGCATCAGTTTCCATAGAAT